GTTAGCAGAGTGGGCTGATAGTTTAGTTGAAGATGAAAGTTTAACCAGTAATAATCCAGTTGGTATTCCTGAAGGTAAGGGAGATTTTGGTAAAGCAATTGGTAATCTACACGGGTGGTATGAAGTTGACCCGGATCAACCCAACACAAGACAATATGAATTTGATGATCAAGAAGATGAATATTATGCCGACGGTGTCGTTATACAAGATTTGAAAACTGGTAAAATTAAAGTAGAATTTAACGATAAAGCAGGTGAGTACGGTGGGAATAATATCAACGATACTTTTAATTCTATTGGTGATGCTATGAATGCCCTTGGAACTATAACAACACAAAAGAGATATAACTCAGGTAAGAAACCTAACTATGATACACTTGCTTTAAAAACACCAGTAGGTCCAGATGATGTATACAAAACAGATAGAGCAGGTAAAATAGGAACTCTTAATAAAGGCCGTATGGGTAATATGAAAGCAAGTACTCAGTATACAATGCGCGGTGGACCAAAAGGTGTACTACCAGAAGAAGAAATTGATGAAAGTGCATTGCAAGCATATTTAGGTGACAAGAAGTATGGTGAAAAAGGTATGGATGCATTACGCAAAGCAGGTCGTGAACATGCTAGCAAAACAAAAATGCAAAACATTCGTGCTAAATTTAGTAACAAAGAAGAAAATGTGACGGAATATGGACCGTCAGCAACAGCAGCCTTGCAACAAGGCCAGCACCCGATACAAGTTGCGGCAGCCGATAGAAAAGATCAAGAAAATACCCTCAACGTCAACAGGGCTGCAATGAAAGCACAACAAGATGTGGCAAAAGGTTTGGATCCAACACAAACTGCTGCAGGACAAACTGCTGCAGGAAATGATGTGGCGGAAGGCGGCACAAAAGATCGTCAATGGTCCAACAAAGACATGGAGAGGTTGCGTGTTGCCACCCGAGACTTTGATGATATAATGGCATCTGATGGACCTGATCAAGACAAGCACGATTTAATTAAGAAGCGAATTCAAACAAAACCAATGGCAGGTCCTAAGGGGCAATTACCTGAAGAGCAAGGTGTGGCGGAAGGCACCGGTTCATCTATTGAAAGAATTTTAGCAGCACATCCCGAAGCAGTTGAAAACTTCAAACAAGGTGGAGATTTGGATTATGATTTAGAATCCGATCTATGGGAGTACTATTTTAATAACGGTGAAATTCGCAATTACGATGCTGATGCAAGTGAATTCATTTCACAAAGACTTGCAGATGAATTAGGATTGAGTGAAGGATTAGATGCTAACCAAAAGCGTGTAGGTCAATTGGGCCCAACCGAGAAAGTTAAAAACAATAACATCGGTAAACTAGTTGGTGCTAATGAAAATTTCATCAATACAGTTGACCAGGCAGTTGTATCTGAAGAAGATGAAGTGGCTGAAAGTATTCTTAGTGCAATTAAAAAAGTAGGTAAGAAAGTACTTGATAAAGTAGCACCCGGTGATGAAGAATTACTAAAACAACTTGATAAAGATGCTCATGGTGGTAAATTACCAAACAGATATAACTCTGATGCAGAATCTGCTAAAAAATACCCAGCTGATAGTTGGAAAGTAAAAGTGGATGAATCTAGTGATGAATTGGCACGTATCCTAACGATTATGAATCACAGAAGATAAGGGTAAATTGCTTATCAAAAACCTCACTTAAAATGTGAGGTTTGCCATAACCGGGATAAATACTATTGACAGGAGAAGAAAGTATTGTTATACTTACTCATCGTGTTAGTTACTTCATGGTGAAGTAGCGAATAAAAAACGAGACCATCTCAATTTATAAGGAAATATTATTATGGCATCACTAGCAGAAATGCGCGCCCGTATTGCAGCGCAAGACAACAAAACAAGCAATAAGGGTTCTAACACCCAATCAGACAACTCAGTCTATCCCCACTGGAACATGGATGAAGGCACTACTGCTTCACTTCGGTTCGCACCTGACGGAGATCCTAACAATGAGTTTTTCTGGAAAGAAAAACAAATCATCAAACTTCCATTCAATGGAGTTAAAGGTTATCCTGATATGAAGAAGGTTGATGTACAAGTTCCATGTATGGAAATGTATAATGAGAGTTGTCCAATCTTGGCAGAAGTTCGTCCTTGGTATAAGGATGAGACATTGAAAGAAATGGCTAACAAGTATTGGAAGAAGCGTTCTTATTTGTTTCAAGGGTTTGTTCGTCAAAACCCAATTGGTTCAGATACTACTCCGGCGAATCCTATTCGTAGATTCATTATCAGTCCACAAATTATTCCAATCATTAAGAGTGGTTTGATGGATCCAGAAATCTTAGAACTACCAACTGACTATCTTAAAGGTCTTGATTTTACAATTAAGAAAACTAGCAAAGGTGGTTATGCTGATTACTCAACTAGTAATTGGTCTCGCCGTGAATCAGCATTGACTGAGGCAGAACAAGCAGCAATTGAAGCACATGGATTATTTAATCTTGCTGACTTCTTGCCGAAGAAGCCTTCAGAAGCTGAATTGCGTATCATCAAAGAAATGTTTGAAGCAAGTGTTGAAGGTCAGCAATATGATCCTGCACGTTGGGGTCAATACTATCGCCCATGGGGAGTTGACGCCCCTGCAGGTTCAACTACACAACCAGCTACTACAGCAGTAAAAGTTGCACCAGTTGCAGCTTCTAGTCTACCCGCTTGGGAAGATGATGTTAGTGCAGCAGAGGAATCTTTTGTAAGTTCTCCTGTAGTTGTGCCAAAAGAAAATGTATCAAGTGATAAAGCACAAGACATTTTGGCAATGATTCGTGCTAGGCAAAAAACTGCTTAATCTTTATAGGGGCTCAGGCCCCTATCTTAGAGAACACTATGACACTCCCTGACGAAAGATACCGTGCCTTAAGGCAAGGTAAAAAATTATTAGAGGAATTGTGCGATCCTGGACGTACTCCACGAGTACCTAGTTTAGTCAGAGACCGCGCAAGAGCCGCACTAAGACACTATCCGCAAGATTGGGAAATTGATTCAATGGCTGAAAAATGTCCCGATATACTTGATAAAGTATCGTTTAATGATAGAATATATCTTAACGGTACACATAACCGATAACAACAGAAAGAGAGAATATAAATGGCTAAGCCCTTCGATGTATCAAAATTCCGCCGCGAAATTACTAAGTCTATTGAAGGACTTAGCATAGGATATAACGACCCAACCGATTGGGTTAGTACAGGAAATTATGGACTTAACTATCTCATTAGTGGTGATTTTAATAAAGGCGTACCTCTTGGTAAAGTTACTGTCTTTGCCGGAGAATCTGGATCAGGAAAAAGTTTCATCTGCTCCGGAAATCTCGTTAGACACGCACAACAACAAGGCATCTACGTTGTCTTAATTGATAGCGAAAACGCATTAGATGAAAAATGGCTACACGCATTAGGTGTGGATACAAATGAATCTAAATTGCTTAAACTTAACATGGCTATGATTGATGATGTGGGTAAAACTATATCAGAATTTATGAAGTCATATAAAGCACTACCAGAAACGGACAAACCAAAAGTATTATTTATTATTGACAGTCTTGGTATGCTATTGACTCCAACTGACGTTAATCAGTTTGAAGCAGGTGACATGAAAGGTGACATGGGTCGTAAACCCAAAGCACTAACTGCACTTGTTCGTAACTGCGTTAATATGTTTGGTAGTCATAATGTAGGATTGGTTGCTACTAATCATACGTATGCAAGTCAAGATATGTTTGATCCAGATGACAAAATCTCCGGTGGTCAAGGATTTGTTTATGCAAGTTCAATTGTAGTTGCCATGAAGAAACTCAAACTCAAAGAGGATGAAGATGGTAACAAGGTTGCTGAAGTAAATGGTATTCGTGCTGCTTGTAAGATTATGAAAACTCGCTATGCAAAACCTTTTGAAAGTATTCAAGTTAAGATTCCATACGAAACAGGTATGAGTCCTTATAGTGGATTGACTGATATGTTTGAGAAGTCTGGTGCATTGAAAAAAGAAGGTAACAGTCTAGTATATACTACTGAAGATGGTGAAATTCTTAAATCATTTCGCAAGGGATGGGAAGCAAACAAAGACGGTATCCTAGATAAAGTCATGTTAGAATATACTGGAAAAACTAAAAAAGTGATAAGTAATGTAACACCTCAGGAGGAAGTTACAGAATGAGTTTAGATGTTATATCAGAAGTTTGGGATGCATTACGTGAACACATTGATTTGAGTGAACGTAATGATGCGGCAGATACACTTGTTAATTTTTTAATTGATAATAATTTTGAGATAGAAGATATCAAAGATGCCTTCAAGGACAAAGATATCACTAAAGCATTAAAAGGTTACGCCAAAGAACATTTCCAAGAAAATGACTACGAAGAAGATGAAGATTTAGATGATTTAGACGAATGGGACTAAATGAATTGGTACACACGCATAACAGTAACTTTGGGTGAGATACCCGATTTTATTCAATACTTTGAATCTGAGTTAGAAAATGCAAAAAAAGAAGTAAAGGTATACGGCAATGTTGAAAAGAACATTGCTGCTATTCCCGGTGTTACAGAACACAGATTCAATCAGTTACAA